TATCAGTAACACCTGATGCTGAAAAACACATTGCGTACTGCGCACGTGTATCTAACCCAAACAATCAGGAGAATGATAAGTTTGCAGGACTTCTAAAGTACTGTATCAAACACCAACACTGGTCTATCTTTGAACAAGCGTTCATGAGTGTGGAGATTGAAACCACACGGGGTATCGCAGCCCAGGTGTTGCGACACCGGTCGTTCACCTTCCAGGAGTTCTCTCAACGGTATGCTAGTACTAATCTACTAGCAGAAGAGATTGAACTACCTGAACTTCGTCGTCAGGATGATAAGAACCGTCAGAATAGTATCGATGATCTCGATCCTGTGGTGGTAGAGAGGTTGGAAAGACAGATGGTTACCTTGTTTAGTTCTGCACACAGTCTCTACAATCAAATGCTTGAGGCAGGTGTCGCCAAGGAGTGTGCTCGCTTTGTACTGCCACTTGCAACGCCAACCAAGATGTACATGACCGGTTCCGTCCGCTCATGGATCCATTACATCGAACTTCGTTCAGCTAATGGGACCCAGAAGGAACATATGGACATCGCATTGTCTTGTAAGGCTATCTTCAAGGAACAGTTCCCAGTCATTGCTGAGGCTCTAGACTGGTAATAAATATACACATTACGATGGAGACAGACATTGGCAACATACCCAGTGAGAAATAAAGAGACGGGTGAAGAGAAAGAAATCAAGATGAGTGTTCACGACTGGGATAAGTGGCGTGAAGACAATCCTGACTGGGAAAGATTTTATACACCTGACAATGCTCCATGTATGGGAGTAGAGATGGGTGATCCCTTCAATAAAATCTATACCAAATATCCAGGTTGGAAAGACGTTATCTCAAAGGCAAAAAAACAACCAGGTTCAACTTTAAAACACTACGATTAATTTTATGCCAGCAAAAAAGAAAGCAGGTATTGGTAGTACCAATCCCGTTCCCTTCGGTATGAGCAACAGAGTTATGAAGAGGAAGAAACCTATCAACCTTGACTTTATCAAGAAGGTAGAAGCAATCACTCCTAATCAAGAGACCTTCTTCGACAAGTATAAGGAAGGACAAAACTTAGTTGCATATGGATGTGCTGGTACAGGTAAGACGTTTATCACCCTCTACAACGCCCTTCTGGATGTCCTAGACCCAAAGACACCCTACGAGAAGATCTACATCGTCAGGTCTCTTGTACCTACCAGAGAGATCGGTTTCCTCCCTGGTGACCATGAGGATAAGTCCTCCTTATATCAGATACCATATAAGAATATGGTGAAGTACATGTTTGAGATGCCTGATGATGCATCGTTTGAGATGTTGTATAACAACCTCAAGGCACAGGGAACTATCTCCTTCTGGTCTACATCTTTTATCCGTGGTACCACATTGGACAATGTTATTGTCATCGTTGATGAGTTCCAGAATCTGAACTTCCATGAACTTGACTCGATGATCACCCGTATTGGTGAGAATTCTAAGCTTATGTTCTGTGGTGACGCCACTCAATCTGACTTGACTAAACAGAATGAGAGGAATGGTATCGCTGACTTCATGAGGATCTTGACTAACATGCCATCCTTTGATACAATTGAATTCAATGCAGAGGACATCTGTAGAAGTGGACTCGTTAAGGAGTACATCATTGCCAAACTTGAACTCGGTATGTAATGTTTAATCATGTTGAAATAGATTACCCGTCTCTTACCCGAGAGACGATTGATGGTGTTCGGTATTATGATACTCCAGACGGTAAGAAACTTGTATCAATTACCTCTGTCATTAGTCACCACAATCGCGACACATTCGCGAAGTGGAGAAAGAGAATTGGTGTGGATGAAGCAAACAAGATTACCAAGGCTGCAACCAGTCGTGGTACTGATATGCACACACTGACTGAACACTATCTTCTGAATCAAAAACTCCCTAGCGTACAACCCCTGTCTGAGTTTCTATTCAAACAAGCTAAACCTACTCTAGAAAAGATCGATAATATTCATGCTATCGAACAGTCTTTGTTCTCTAAACAATTAGGAGTTGCCGGTACAGTTGATTGTATCGCAGAGTACGAAGGTGAACTTGCTATCATTGATTTTAAAACAAGCAAGAAACCCAAACCTGAGAAGTGGGTCGAAGGTTATTATATCCAGTGTGCTGCTTATGCATGTATGCTGTATGAAATGACCGGTATCGTGATCAAAAAATTTGTTATCATTATGTCCTGTGAGGATGGGGAATGTGTTGTTTATGAACAGTATGACAAGAGTAAGTACATCAAGCTTCTCACCGAATATATTAGAGAGTTTGTTCAATTTAAGTTATCAGAGTATGGCAAAAGCTGAAGAGTTAAGTGTAGATCAACTGATCGAAAAGAAATTCTACAGCAGCCGGACGTTTGCTGAAGAGATAGAGAAGATTGTCAAGGACAATGCTGACATGAAGTATGTTGATGCGATTGTATATTTTTGTGAGAAGAATAGTATTGATATTGAATCCATTCCTAAACTTATATCGAAGCCATTGAAGGAACGGTTGAAAGCTGAGGCTATGGAGTTAAATTTACTGAAGAAAACATCTCACGCCAAACTCCCTATATGATCAAGGTGCAACCATTTGATTGTTACAAGTCCTATCTTGGACTGAAGAACCATTTTACTAAAGAAAAATATGATTACCATCGTTACGGTGGTAAGTCACGAGCATCATTACAGTCCTTCTACAAACGTAAGGACAGATATTTTTTTGAAAAATTATCTCGACAAAAAGATGATAGTGAAGTTATTGAATTCTTTGTCTCTAATTTTGTGTCTTGCGATGATCCTCAGTCTCTGTGGATTGGTGAGATCGTCCGTAACGGAGAACAAAATTACACCGATTGGAAAAGAAGGTTACAGTCACTTACGTATACATTTAAATCGGAGATAGAAACAGTCTTTACAGATCGTGACTTTGATGGTATGTTTAAGATTGAGGGTAAACGTCACCCACCTGTCGTCAAAGAACACTTGGCGAAGAACCTATCTCTTGAGTCCATGGTCATTTTAAACAAGATCATTGGGTTCAAAAAAGACTTCGATAGTACATTGGATGACCCTGTTTGGAAATTCTTATCGATGAGAATTGACAAGTATAATTCCTTTATACATATTGATGTATTCAAATTTAAATCGATCCTTAAGGAGGTAATTATTCATGGCACTTGATAATGCTACTGTACTTGAAAATTTGAGAAAGCAAAAGAGTGAGTTAGAGAAACAGATTGAAACAGCTAGAGAAATGTATCTAAAAGTTCTTGGAGCTATCGATGTTCTTGAACAGATTGAGAGTGAAAATGCAACTGAAGAACCCGCAGCGGAGACCGAAGTAGTCGAATGAGCTTCTTTGATTCAGAAATAGTTCAGGACGAAATGAAACAGATTGCCGAACTACAAGAGGTAATCTATGAAAAAGTATTCTCGTTTTCTACCATGACAAATGAGGATAAGTTAGAGCATGTTGAGATGTTAGAGGAGTTGTTGAAAAAGCAACAGGTTCTTTACACTCGAATGAGTTTATCTGATGATCCTGCAGCTAAGATTATGAAAGAGAATATAATTCAATCGGCTCAACAACTAGGCTTTCCTGCAGATGTTGACCTAGGATACGTCTTTAGTAACATGTCGAACATCGTAGACAATATGAGGAAGCACCTTGACGAGACCCGTTAAGGGTTCTATACTATGGGGGTCCCCAGTTACCCCACCCAAATCTGGGACACAAGCCAAATACAACAAATACGAGGTACAAAATGGGTTTTGCAGACCTTAAGAAACAATCTTCTCTGGGTTCCCTGACTCAGAAACTAGTCAAGGAAGTTGAGAAACAAAACGGTGGTGGAGGTGGTCAAGATGACCGTCTTTGGAAGCCTGAAATGGATAAGTCTGGTAACGGTTACGCCGTTATTCGTTTCCTTCCTGCTCCTGAGGGTGAAGATCTCCCTTGGGTCAAACTATTCTCCCACGCCTTCCAGGGCCCTGGTGGTTGGTACATCGAGAACTCCCTGACTACTATTGGTGGTAAGGATCCTATCGGTGAACTCAACCGTGAACTGTGGAACAGTGGTAGTGAAGCAGATAAGGAAACATGTCGTAAGCAAAAGCGTAAGCTTTCATTCTACGCAAACATCTATGTTGTACAGGACAAAGCAAATCCTCAGAATGAGGGTAAGGTCTTCCTGTATAAGTTCGGTAAAAAGATCTTTGATAAGATCATGGAAGCAATGCAACCTGAGTTTGAGGATGAGACTCCGATCAATCCTTTTGACTTCTGGCAAGGTGCAAACTTTAAGTTGAAACTGAAGAAGGTCCAGGGTTACTGGAACTATGACAGCTCAGAGTTTGATCGTGTGTCTCCACTCCTGGATGATGACGATGCAATGGAAGCAATCTGGAAGAAGCAGTATCCACTTACTACCTTTACCGCACCAGATCAGTTCAAGTCTTATGATGAACTGAAGAAGCGTCTTGATTATGTTCTTGGTAACAAATCAACTAGCAGAACAGTACAGGAGGAGACTGAGTATGATAACTACGCAGCGACTGAACGTAAGACCATCAGTGAAGAAGAGATCACTAGGAAACTTGAAGACTCCTATCAGTCTTCAAAATCAACTGATGACTTCAACACTCCTGATACTACTGTCAGTAAGGGAGACGATGGCGAAGACGACCCCATGTCATACTTTTCAAAATTGGCCCAGAGCTGATACGAAAATCGCCTTTTAGTTTCAAAATGCCGGGAAAAAAACTCCCGGTATTTTTTTGCTCTATTAGGCTCAATTATAAAGTCTAATATTCTCTCCTCTTACCAATCTATCTGAGACATACTGGCTTGACCCTGGTGTGTATGGCATGAAGTCCTGTAGATCTTCAATAACCAGACCAAGGTATATTGGTTTCAGTAAAAATATATTTCTCTTTGCGTCTTGTATCCTTGTCTCATACAGGTAGTTTGATACAGGGAATACTGATGATCTGGTGATCATTTGGTTCAGTCCATCATCAAAGAATGTTAGACTATAATTACTAGGAACAATAAGACCAGCAGGAACAATAGTCTTCTTATTACTATCCTGGATCAAATTAGTTTCATAGTGTCTTGTTTCATTTATCTTTTCAGTTGATCCATACTTATTGTTCAAGTACTTATCAAAGGCTTCCTGAGACCATGGCCACTCTGTTGTTATGTTGACAATGTTGTTGGATAGTAGTACCACCCAGTCAAGGTTCTCATCATCATAGACTTCATATGCAACCTCATCAGGTCTAGTATCACCAACGATTTGATATTTGGTGAAGAATGTTAGGTCCCCAAAGATATCCTCTCTGAGTTTTCCTCTCTTGAATATGTTCTTGACTTGTGTGTAGTCAGAAATACTCTGTCCACTTTTAGTCCTGTTGACATAATCAAAGTCAGGTATATTTCTAAAATATTTTTCTGCCATTAGTATCCCATGTCCGTTGGATTTTCGGTGTACTCATTATCACCAGAGTAGATTGGCATGACCTCACTGAAAGACATTGTGAGATCGTAAGCAGTCAATGAACCAGTCTCATCAAAAGTTGCATATGATCCGTCAGGTGTATAATTGACCTGGAAGTTGGTCATAGCACATGGTTTAAATTTATTTAGATAAGGGTGTTGATCTCCTCCCTTGTAAATATATTCCAATTGAAAGAGTCTTGGTGATCTAAGAAATAAATTTGTATTGGATCTTTGAACAGACATATTTCTCTTGAATGCAAAGATAATTTCTCTGATGATTTCTGATTCTTCCTTAAATCTAGGAGTGAGTCTAAAATTAAAATTAAACGTTCGTAAATTAGGACCATTGAATAGAAGTTCAAGATTTGGATTAATTACCTGGCCTGTCATTCTCCCTTGAAGGTTTGCACCAACAGCTTGTCCAGCAAAGTAAGCAGCTACAGCTGCTTTGGTATTGGAATCCCCCAAAGCATTTTTTGTCTTACTAAACAAATCACCCAATGCATTTTGTATTTCTTTTAAACCACCCGTGATCCCGTTCGATATCAGGTCATTCGCCGTCTTACCTAATATTGCTTGCACGGGGTTCAATTGATCGTCTGACCAGTTGACCGCATTGGTCTCACTGATCTGCGGTTGCATTGGAAATATAACTTTTTCATATGCTGGACCCAAATTTTTAAATGCCGTTTCTGCCTTAGTGAACTTTTCACCAACAACCTCCAGTCCTGATGGCAAATAATCATGAGCGGTGATACTTATATAATCATATTCAAATGGACCACCAGGTTCATCTAGTGGATATCTAAGTATTTTACCTGCTTTAGCATTTCTTCCTGATCCCTGACCTTTAGGCCCACCTTTTCTATCATCTTCTGCTCTACTTTCCTCAGCACCTGTATACTCTAGAGGAACAGGAGTAGGAGTAGGATCACTTCCTGGACCACCTCCTGGACCACTTGTAGGTAATATAGGATCTAATTCTATGAGATCCTCTCCAGAAGTGCTTCTATCTGGTATGGTACCATCAGAGTTCACCATAATATCTGATGCAGGATCTACTGATCCAGGTACTCTATTATTAAAATGGCCTTGTTTTATAAGTTCTCTTTCAGTAATTGGTATCCCTGCATTTACATAATTGGCTTCTGTTCTGAGAATCGTTCCTCTGATATTATTGAATGCTTTGGTTCCTGTGGTGAAAAATTGTTGGTTAAATTCTTTTTGAGTTAATTCTTTTCCACCAGTAGCTCTTTGTTCATTATTATAAATGTTCATAAAATCATATCCAGAATTACCAACATATGTCCAGCCTGCTTTTCCATTACCAGGAGTTGATTTCGCTAAAAGAACTGGAGTTAATTGTTTAGTTTGATATATTCTTATTTCTCCTGTGCGCACATTAGTATAGGTGTCTACCTTAACTCCATTCCAAGTGGCAGTAGCTTTTACCTCGTCAGACATTATACTAAGATACTTTTAGTTATTTATCGTGAAACTTTGATATGGAATGGCTCTTAAAGTTTTAAGTTCCATGGGATAAACCCTATACAAACTACTCTGAACCTCAGGCCATGTATAATTCCTACTCCTACCCCAGTGAAAGTTGATACCACTGAATCCCCATCGATATATACTGGTCACAGCAACTAATGGAAATCTATCATACTCAACTCTTGGTGTTTTAGCAGCGTATATAAAGGTAAAATATTGACCGACAGTAGGAATTACCTCCACATCAGTCTGTAACTTATCAATTAGTTCGAGCATCATATCATCCTCATCTCTCAACGCTTTGATACGATTGACTTCCGTATCGTCTTCAAAACGATTGACAGTACTGGTTAGATACTCCTGCTGTTCTTCATCCACGAGCCCGAAGATCCTTGGCTCTAAATCCTCCAGGAGGAAGTGCAGGTCGATTAGGTTGTGCTTCTAGTCTCTTCTGTTGAGAGGGAGGTAATGCCTTTTTCTCAGCACCTGGTCTGATAGCTGGTCTCTGTCTACTACCAGCCATGGCTGTAGAAGCAGGTCTTGCATCAATCTGTTTATGTTGAGGTGGTTGTTTGGATGCTGCAGTCTTCTGTTGGACCATTGATTTTTTCTCAGGTCTCTTAGCAAGAGCACCAGCTCTTTCAGGTTTAGGTGATGCTGTCTTTCTAGCATCCCTATATGTTTGTGGTTTTCTATCTGCAGATGTAACAGGTTTATCTGCTTTTTCAGGTCTGGGTCTACCCATTCTATCTTTGATTGCACCAGCAGCACGGCCGGCACCACGAAGAGCTGCACCAGCAACTCTACCTAAACCAGTGCTAGGTCTCTTTTTAAATGATCTATCGATCAATGGACCATCAGCATCAGAACTACCCTTACCAGATCCAGAACCACTGATTGCTGATTGTGTCTGAGAAGATGCGTCTTCTTGGAATTGACTAAACGATTTCATTCTTCTGTATCCTTAAGGGCGACTCTTTCTCTTACATAACGAGAGTAACCAAAGGTTACTGCGAGTCTTAAGAACTCATCAGATGGACCATAGGCTAGATCCATACTATTTATTTGTTTGGGGTACGCACTGATCAATGTATATGTCATTGACTTTTTATCTTCTCTTGACACTTTTATAGGTTCAAATTCTGTGTTGTCTCTTTCAAATTTAGTAATGTGTAGAGTACTTCTATAATCTTTATAGTAATTCATCCTATAATTTACGTTAGGGTTCTTATATTCATCTCTTGCTTTTACAGGACCAACACCACTCATATAATCAACCCATGCTTCAAAGAACGCTACAGTGTCATAATTATTATCAACGATGAATGTCATACCAATTTCATTCTCGTATGCTCTTCTATAAGGTATCTCTTCTACCACACCATGATAGTCAGCACTTACTGAGTGAGTAAGAAATGATGTTCCAGGAGTTGTTAGATTTAAACATCTGAGTTCAATGTCTTCCTTTATTAATTCAGAAAGTCCCCTCTTTTTCATGAACTCATTAACCTTACCTGGGGGATTAAATCTAACCAAGTAATTGTTTGGGGTCGCAACATTAAGAATACGACTTTTAATCTGTGATGTTTTGATGGGTTTGGGTTGGGGAACCCCTCCTCTACTTGCCATCTAAATATTTAATACTATCATACTATGTATAACTGATGCCCAGAGGATCTAAGTATCATCAGGGTAGATTTCATCCTCAAAATCCCGAGAAATATATGGGGGATGCAAGGAATATTGTCTACCGGAGTAGTTGGGAACTTCACTTTCTCAAGTGGTGTGACAGAAACGATGCTGTACTTAAGTATGCATCAGAGGAGTTTTCTATTCCTTATGTAAGTCCGGTTGACAATAGAGTGCATAGGTATTATCCTGACGGGATAGTTCAAATACGTCATCAGGACGGTAGGGTTTGTCGATACATCATCGAGATCAAACCTGCCAAACAATGTCTGGAACCTAAAAAGTCTGGAAAGGTAACCAAGTCCTTCATCAAAGAAGTTACCACATACGCAGTCAACCAAGCCAAATGGAATGCTGCGAATGAGTATGCGAAGGACAACGGTATTCAGTTCAAAGTTCTGACTGAACATGACCTGGGTATCCCAACACCAAAGCGTCGAAAACGCAACTAAATATTGTTACTGAAATCTTTATCAGATATTATGCCTTTACCAAAGATTGCTACTCCAACCTATGAACTTGAGTTGCCTTCCACTAAACAGAAGATTAAATTCAGACCCTTCCTAGTTAAAGAAGAGAAGTTGTTGGTCCTTGCATTGGAGAGTGAGGATACTAAACAGATTACTACCGCTATCAAATCTGTCATCAAAGGTTGCATCTCAACCAGAGGTATCAAGGTAGAAAATCTCCCCACCTTTGATATTGAATATCTGTTCCTCAATATCAGGGGTAAGTCTGTTGGTGAAGAGGTTGAAGTTAATATCATTGCACCTGACGATGGTGAGACATCCATCCCTGTAAAGATTGATCTTGATGATATTAAGGTTATTGAGAATGAAAATCATGAAAAACAGATCCGTTTGGACGATAGTCTGATGATGGAGATGAAGTATCCTTCACTCGATCAGTTCATTAAAAACAACTTTGATTTTGATGATACCACTGTAGACAAATCCTTTGAATTGATTGCTACATGTGTAGATAAAATCTACAATGAGGAAGAGGTGTGGTCTACTGATGATGTATCCAAGAAAGAAGTTATTGATTTCTTGGAACAGATGAGTTCAGTTCAGTTCAAACAGATTGAGAACTTTTTTGAGACAATGCCAAGACTTTCACACAAAGTTGAAGTGTTCAATCCAGTCACAAAAGTTAAGAGTGAAGTTGTATTGGAAGGACTGTCAAGTTTTTTCGGATAGGCCTGGTGCATATGGATCTGGAGAATTACTTCAGATTAAATTTTGCCCTCATGCAGTACCATAAATATTCTTTGACAGAGATTGAAAACATGATGCCTTGGGAACGAGATGTTTATGTTGCTTTACTTCAGGAACATTTAGAGGATGAAGAGCAAAAGATGAAGGCACGGAATGGCTAGAAACCAGAACAACAATTTGAATATAGATGAACTCAAGAAGGAATATGAAGAGTTCAAACAACTTGGTGTTGATGAGAAGACACTCAAGAAGATCGGGGATGCAATAAAAAAATTAGAGAAGGATCAGGAAGATAAAGAGAAAAAGAAAAAGGAAGCTGAAAAGAGAGTTGCTGAGATAGCCAAACAAGAAAAGGAAGAAGAGAGGAAAAAGAAGGAACAGAAAAAGAAAGTTGTTGATAATGTCAAGAAGTTCACAAAAGACCAGAAGAAAAAGAAAAAGGAAGATATAAAAGATTTAGAAGAGATTGATCAAGAGATCCTTGACATTCTTGGACTGGATAAGTTTGATCTTGAAATGGATCCAGAGGAGTATAGAACTCTTTTACATGAGAAAATTCAGGCTAACATGCAAAAAGGACAAGATAGTTCTAATGCGAAGTTAGCTAATGAAAGAAAGAGAGTCAGAGGTTCTGGTAAAAAATACACAGCGAAAAAGAAGAAGACAGTTAAACCATCTAATTTTGTAGGTAGAGATACAAAAAAGAAAGAAGAACCAAAGAAGGTCCAAACAAATAAATTACTTCCCTCTGCCGGACAGACTGGTGGTTCGATACATGGAGAGGATATTGATACTCGTATTGAAGAAGCAAAGGTAGAGATAGAAGAGGATACTAGACAGAAACTCATTCCTCTATCACAATCACTTGATGATATTAATAAGACACTAGAGGGTATTCTAAACACGAATAAGAAGAAGCTTGAGATTGATAAGCAGGCTGCTCGTGATGCTGCGAAGAAAGATGAGACCACAGGGTTCAAAGAGAAGGAAGCAAAACTTGAAGAAAAAGATACCAAGAATGTTACGGGGGGAATTGAGAAGGCATTGAAGCCAACCACATCTATCTTTGATATGATTCTTAATTTCTTTAAGAATGTTTTACTAGGTGGTGCCATTAGTGGCTTACTTGAGATATTCACAAACCCGGCAAAGTTTCTTAATGGTTTAACAAACTTCCTGAATGATTTTATCAACTTTGCTAATGGTATTATACAACAAGTATCACAATTTATATTCACACCGTTTAATGCAGTTATCACTGCTATCAATAGTGCATTAAATGAACTTGAGTGGTCAATGAAACAACTTGCCAATATGATTCCTGGAATACCTGTACCTAAATTTCCAGACATACCACTACTTGCAATACCTCCGATTCCAACGATACCTCCAGGTGCTTTGGCAAAGCTGTTAGGTAACTGGATGCAAACACAGGCCGAGGGTGGTGAGGTCATGCCTGATGGTATGTCATTCCTTGATGGTGGTGCCATTGATGCATTGAGTGGTATGAAGATCAAGGGTATGGGTAAGGACACTCAACTCATCGCTGCTCAACCAGGTGAGGTGATGATGAGTAAGAAGGCAGTTGATATGTTCGGTGCCGACACTCTCCTAGGTATGAATGCTGCAGCAGGTGGTACTAACAAACCCAAGTATGGTAAGGTTCCAGGTATGGAAAATGGTGGTGTGGTACCAGGTCTCGGTAGACAGGGATCCGCACCAATCAGAGACTTTGGAACAGGTAGTGGTGCAGGATCTAAGGGATACATTGTTGTACCTGGTCATGCTGCAGGAGCAGGAGCTCCCGGTGAGATGCAATTAGTAAGAGCTCTAGCAAGAAGAACTGTTGAAAACTTACAAACAAAATTCGGACCAGATGTTCCTGTCAGACTGCTGGATATGCATGATGAGACTCCTAATACTCAAGAGGGATTTGTAATTCAGCAGAATAAACTTAAGGCTCTTGAGAATCAGGGGTATGAAGTTCTTGAGATTCATATGGATGCATCACTTGAGTCTGGTTATGGAACAGGTAGAGGGGTCATTCCTCCCATGCCTGGGACTGATGATATCAATCCAGTCGAGGCTGACTTCGCAAGGACTGCTGGTGCATTTAGTAAGACACACAGAGGTGGTCTGGCTGGAACAAATAGAGGTGTAAGTTTGATAGAACTCGGTAACATGTCACCAGAGCTTCAGAATAGTGTGTTGAGAGGTAATGGATTAAATGATGACCAACTTAATGCTCTTACAGCACCTCTAGAATCATCACTTGCTAGAGGTTTAAACTTACAACCTGGTGCTCCCTCTGCTCAGATTACAAGACAAAAAGTTGACGTTACTATCCAAACACCACAAGCTCAAAATACAGGTACTGCGACACAAGTGGTTCCAGTACCACAGAATAATGGCCAAGTGAACAGTGCTGCTTCAGCAGCTCAAGGTAAGATACCTAACTTTACGGCTGAAGATGGTGGTAACTTTGATCTTATTGTTGTCAAATCAATCTATAACATCGTAGGATAAAACATGGCACTACCTTTATTGTTAGGAGGAATACTTAAAGGTGGCGCGATGGCCACTGCAAAAAGTGCTGCAATAGGCGCTGCAAAGGGTGCTGCGAAGGGTGCTGCTAAGAAGTTTGTCAGTGGTAAGAAAGAGAAAAAGCAAGAAGCAAAAACCGAAAAGAAATCAAAGACAAAGGATTTAGGACAGAAGACTACAAGGAAAACTAAAACAAAAACTAATCCAAAAGTCAAGAAGATATCAACTATCAAGTTACCTAATAGTGTTTATAAAAATTCTAAAGGTGGAGCAAAACCTGTAGATAGTAATGTATCCTATGATTCACTTAACAAACAACTTGAGAGTATTAATAAGACTGTAGGAGCATTAGGAGAACAAGCAAAACAAGAACAGAAGAACACTAAAGATAATTTAAGACAGTCAAGAAAGGATGCTAAAGATAAGAAGGCAGATGACAAGGAAAAACAATTAGAGAAAAGGAAAAGTAAAGGTGGAGGTATTCTAGGTGCTATTAAAGGTGTTGGTGGTAAACTTGGTATAGGGAATTTTCTAACCAATGTTGCACTTGGTGGTCTGGCACTGTTTGCTTTGAACAATCTTGAGAAGATTGAAAATCTATTCACTCAGTTAACAAAGACTTTTCAGAACCCTTTCAAATTTATTCAGACCAGTATTGTTGCAATGTCAACAGTTTTTGCTGGACCAATCAAAAATGGATTAAAATTACTTTCTAAACCATTGAAGTTTGCTGGTAAACAGGTAGTCAAATTATCGAAAAAGATAACACCGATAATTAAGAAAACCTTTTCTAAACTCGGATCAGGTCTTGTAGGTTTTGCGAAAAATACTATTGGTAGAATTACTGGATCTGTTGGTGGAGGAGCAAGTGGTGCAATTAAAGGTGCTTCTGCAACAGCAGGAACAAATGCATCACGAAGGGGACAATCTCTCTCGAAGTCAGCATCAAAGGCAAGTAGACAACAGGGATTATTTAAACAGGCAAAGAATCTTTACGGTGGTTCTAAGTCTGTGGCCTCAAAGGGAGCTGGTAGATTATTAAAAATTGGTGGTGTCTTTAAAAAGATCCCAATTATCGGTGGATTAATAGGTCTGTTTATAGACCTGGCACTTGGCGAACCTTTGGATAGAGCATTAGTAAATGCAATTGGTGGTGGTATTGGAGCATGGATTGGTGGTGCAATCGGAACAGGTCTCATTCCAATTCCTATATTGGGGTCAGCTATTGGTGGTTTCCTTGGATATGAAATAGGAAAGTGGGGAGGAAATGCTCTCTATGATATGTTAAGGGCAAAGATGGGATTGATACCTTCCATTGATACTGCAGATAGAGTGACATCAACCGCTCCACCAAACAATCCACCAAATACTCCGTCAAATACTCCGCCAAATAATCCACCAAGTTCTGGTCCAGTTGGCTCTGTTCAAAATCTTAATATCACAGGAGCTAAGACAACCTATTATGATCCATCTCTAGGTGGAATAAATGCAAGTGGTGCTAAGACAGCTTCTGGGTTACCTGCAACATCAACAGGTGAG